TTAGCTATGGTTATTACGCGCGATTTCGGCGCGAGCGATAATGCCGTCCCGGTATTTGGCTTTCATCTGCGGGATAAGTTGAGCCACCATCGGATTGCTCTTGAAGGCACCGATTTTCTGGTCGATCGCGATCTCCATCGACCTGATCGCATCATCGATGCTCGCGGCGTCATTCGGATCGAAGCTGACTTCCCCGATCTTGCCGTCGAGTTCCTCGAATGCCCGAGATGCGTCTTCCAGCATCTTTTGCAATTTGTCGAAGCCGGTGATCTTTACCATCGGAATCTCCTATTTTGACCAGTGACCGAGCACCCATTCCCACTGTCGGCGGGCGTAGTCGTACCGCCAATGCGCCCTCACCCACTTTGTCTTGCCAAGCGGACGCAGCGTTTTCATGTTCTGCATCCGATCGAGCGGTTTCAGGGGCCGCAGCGGTTTCAAAGTGCGCAGTTTGCGCATTGACGCCTCCATAAAGAAAAGGCCGCTCCAATCGGAGCGGCCCAATTTTAGCCTTTCGGCGGGTAGGGATCGTTGCCGTACGACCAGGCCTCACGGAACTGGCCGTTGGCCCCTTGGATGCGAAGTTCGGCGCCTTGGTTCCTGGCGATGTCGCGTCCGCGCTCGATCGCCTGAGCCTGCGTCGCGAAAGAGCCGGTGAGGCGGCTGTTGCCCTCTCCACGGACGCCCCATCCATTACCATTCCGAACCACATATTGGTTCTTGCCACTCATGTTACTGCCTTTCTGCTCATTGAAGCGAAACCTTGCCGCACTATCTCTTGACTCAGCGAGCGCGGCGTGATTCCCCGTCTCTCAGGTAAGGCAGTATCAGTCACGAGACGACTTGTCTTACACGTGAGACACTATCGCCGCTGGCCCTGGGGAGTCAAGGGCCCTGTTGGAGATTTTCATGGAAACCCTGCCCATCGAGGATTTGGGGCGCCTTATCGCTAAAAAGCGTGGCACCCGCGGTATCAGGTCGGCCGCTGCCGAAGCAGGAGTCAGTTCGGCTACGTTGTCGAGAGTTGAGAATGGCAACGTTCCTGATCTCGCGACCTTCGCGAAGATATGTCGTTGGCTCGGCGTTGACCCGGCTATCTTCCTAGGAATCGAAACAAATGACGGGCCAGCTAAGCGGCCTGCGGTCGTCCACTTTCGCAAGAAGAAGACCTTTTCTCCTGACACTGCTGAGTCGTTGGCAGAGCTCATCTTGGCTGCTCAAAGGGCGAAAGATGCCCGACTGGCGTTGCAGCAACAGTAGGAATGCGTCGGGGGTTTAAGGCCGAGTCCGAGAGGCTATCAGAGGCTGCGCGGGCGTCGCTGGGTCTGGGCCCGCTCGAGAAGCTTGATCCATGGATTTACGCTGAATCGCTGGGGGCCCACGTTTTGGGCGCAGACGAACTCGATCTGCCGCCGCAGCATGCCACCCAACTGCTCCAGCGCGACCCCGACAGTTGGTCGGGTATGACGCTCGCAGAAGATGGCCTGCTCCTCATTGTGCTCAACTCCGCACAGAGCAAGCGTCGCCAAGCTTCAACGTTGATGCATGAGCTTGCGCATTCGATTTTAGACCACACGCCCGCAAGCGTTCAGGTTTCGCCTGCGGGGTTGGTGCTGCTCTCAGACTATTCGGACGAGCAGGAGGAGGAAGCTGACTGGCTTGGAGGTGCACTCCTGCTTCCCCAAGCGGCTCTCTATCATCACCGAAGTAGTGGCCAATCCGTGTCTGATATTGCACGGCACTTCGGTGTGAGTGAAGATCTGTGCCATTGGCGTTGCCGCATGACGGGTACCGAAAAGCGAATGGCATTCCGTTCACGCGCATAGAGTGCATCAGCGAGGCTTCCGAAACGAATGTCCGCTTCCTTCAAATTGAATCCCGAAGCCGCCGATCCGCTAGCGGTCAATCTGGAAAAATGTGAGAACGGAATGACTCTAATTTACCATATCGGTTAAAATCTCTTGACATCGTCACGCTGATATGGCACAAGTGTCACATCATGAAGAATTGCGAGTCGGGCCGGCGCCCTTCCCCAGTGGGGGAGGGTGTTCCGGCCCGATTGCTTTGGGAGGCGATGGGCGATGGGGGATATTATCCGGGCCGGGAACAAGCAGTTATTGATGAAAGCCACGGCGTCGGGGCGCGAGATGCCGCAGGCGCGGCTCGACGAGTTTCTGGTCCGGCTGGCCGAAAGCTGTAACATGTCGCGCGCCGCGCAGCAGGCGGGGGTTGCGCACAGCACGATATACCGGCTGCGCGCGCGCGATCCCGATTTTGCCGCGGCGTGGCAGCAGGCGATCGAGGCGGGGTATGAACGGTTGGAGTTGGCGCTGGTCGAAGCCGCGCTGGCGCGCGTCACGCGGCGGGCCGCGGTGGGCGTGCCCTGGCAAGGCGGTGTCGCGGCGGATGATTCCGGCGCGGGCGAGTCCGGCGCGGAGGATGCGGGCGCGGAGGATTTGGGTGCGGGCGCCGCCGATGCGCGCGATGCCGACGCCGATGCCGACGCCGATATGCCGCTGGTCGAGCCGATGACGATGGAGCAGGCGATCGCGCTGCTCGGCCGTTATCGCGCGACGGTGCGCAGCGGCCGGTTCCAGACCCCCCGGCCGAACGCGGCGCGGATGCCGACGCCCGAAGAAACCGACGAGGCGATCCTGTCGCGGCTGGCGGTGCTGCGCCGCCAGCGCGGCTGGGACGATCTGTAAGCCATGGCGCAGGCGACACGCGACGTCGTGGGCGACGTGCTGGAAAAGCTGAGCGGTTTGAAGGCGGGGCAGTTGCGGCTGTTGATGCGGCAGGTGGGGGCGAAATATCGCCGCGAGCTGATCGAACGCTGGCAGGGATGGGCGCAGCCGGGGCAGTGCGAACCGCCGGGCGACTGGCGCATCTGGATGATCCGCGCCGGGCGCGGGTTCGGCAAGACGCGCGCGGGCGCCGAATGGATCAGTGAATGGGCGCGCATGGTGCCGGGGGGACGGATCGCACTGGTCGCGGCGAACGACGCCGACGGGCTGCGCGTGATGATCGAGGGGCCGAGCGGGCTGCTGGCGGTTGCGCGGTCGGGCGAGACGCCGCGCTGGATCGGCGGGCGGCGCGAGCTGCATTTCGACAGCGGCGCCATCGCGACGCTCTATTCGGCGGCGGCGCCCGAAAATCTGCGCGGGCCCGAACATCATGCGGCGTGGTGCGACGAGCTGGCGAAATGGCCCAAGGGCGAGGCGGCGTGGGACAATCTGATCCTGGGCCTGCGGCAGGGCGAGGCGCCGCGCGTGCTGGTGACGACGACGCCGCGCCCGACCGCGCTGATGCGGCGGATCATGGCGTTGCCGGGATATGAGGAGACGCGCGGCGGGACGCACGACAATGCCTATCTGCCGTCGACCTTTGTCGAGGCGATGCTGGCGAGTTACGGCGGGACGCGGCTGGGGCGGCAGGAGCTGGACGGCGAATTGCTGGAGGATGTCGAAGGCGCGCTGTGGCCGCGCGCGTTGATCGAGGGGTGCCGGGTCGATGCGGACAGCATCGGCAAATATGTGCGCGTCGTGATCGGGGTCGATCCGCCGGCGACATCGCATGGCGATGCGTGCGGGATCGTCGTCGCGGCGTTGCTGCGCGACGGGCGGCTGGCGGTGGTCGAGGATGCCAGCGTCGACAATCCGCCGCCCGCGATGTGGGCGCAGGCGGTCGCCGCCGCGGCGGCGCGCTGGGGCGCCGACCGGGTGGTGGCGGAGAGCAATATGGGCGGCGAGATGGTCGAGGGCACGTTGCGCCATGCCCGACGTCGCGGCGAACAGCCTGTCGATCGCGTTCGGCAATTTCCGCGCCGGTTACCTGGTCGCCGATCGCGGCGAGACGCGCATCCTGCGCGATCCGTTCAGCAACAAACCCTTCGTGCATTTCTATGCAACCAAAAGGGTCGGCGGCGCGATCATCGATTCACAAGCCATCAAATTGATGAAATTCGCCGCCAGCTGATCGGCTGGCGCGCGATGGACGCCCGGCCCTCGCCTCTTTCCCTTTCGGGACGAGGCCGGGCGTCAATCTTTCCCGACATCAACAGAAGGATGGCCGTGCCATGCCGACCCTTTTTTTCGCCGACCTGGTGCGCGAGCTGTGCCAGGAGGGCGGGACCGGACCGCTGACGCCCACGGGCGCGGTGCCGGGCCATCGCCGCTTTGCAGCCGCCGTTCCGGCGAACATGCCGTTTCATTATGCCGTCGCCGGGATCGCCCATCCCGACCAGTGGGAAGTCGGTGAGGGGCGGATCGACGGGCTGGGCCGGCTGGTCCGCGACGCGGTTGCGGCGTCGTCGAGCGGCGGCGCGGCGGTCGATTTCCTGCCCGGGCTGAAGACGATCGCGCTGACCGTCGGGGCGAGCTGGTTCGCGGGGAGCGGTGCCGGCGAGGTGGCGCAGGATGACGCGATCGCGGCGCTGGCGACCGGCCTTGCCGCAAAACAGCCGCTGTCGACGACGCATGACGCCGCGGCGACCGCCGATGCGGACGATCTGGTCACCGTCCGGCGCGGCGGCGGCTGGGTCAATGTGCCGCTGGCGACCTTTGCCTTTCGCGATGCCGACGGGCGCCACCTGCTGAGCGGTCCGCTGGATGCGCCGGATGGCGCCGCGGCGGCCCCCGCGATCGGTTTTGCCGCCGATATGGGCAGCGGGCTGTTCCGTCCGGGCGCCGACATGATCGGCATCGCGACGGGCGGGACCGAGCGGTTGCGCCTGACGGCGTCGGGACATCTGGGCATCGGGACGGTCGCGCCGACGGCGCCCCTGCACGTCGCTCAGCCGAATGCGACGATCGCGACGATCGAGGCGACCAACGTCGGCGCGACCGACACGCAGCTGCGCATACTGACCCCCGATCGCGATTGGCGGATCGGGCAGAATGTCGGCGCCGCCGGGGTCGGGGCGCTGATCTTTTACGATGTGACCGCGGGTGGGCCGCGCCTGGTGATCGAGCCCAATGGCGCGTTCCGCCCCGGCATGGACGGCGGGCAGCCGCTGGGCACGGCGGCGGCGCGCTGGTCGCAGCTGTTCGCCGCGACGGGGGTCATCAACACGTCCGATGCGCGCGGCAAGCAGTGGCGCGGCGCGGCGAGCGATGCCGAAATGCGCGCCGCGACCCGCATCGCCGCCGAGCTGGGATTTTACCAGTGGAGCGATGCGATCGCCGAAAAGGGCGCCGCCGACGCACGCTATCATTTCGGCGTCCGCGCGCAGGCGGTGTGGTCGATCATGGCCGACGAAGGGCTGATCGCGCCGCTGGACGCCGACGGGCGGCCGGGGGCGACGCCCTATGCCTTTTTGTGCTGGGACATGTGGGACGCGGGGGACGCCGCCGATACCGACGGCGCCGAACGGTTCGGGTTGCGCCCCGACCAGCTGGCGCTGTTCCTGATCGCGGCGCAGGCGCGCCGGATCGCCGCGCTGGAGGCTGCGGCGTGACCGGCGGATCGGCGCTGGGGGCGCGGGCGATCGGCGATGTCGCGCGCCGCGACCTTGCCAGCGAATGGAGCGGCCCCGCGCCCGCCGCGGCGCAGGTTGCGGTGCCCGTGGTCCGCGAGACGGGCCGCCGCATCATCCTGCGCAAACCCTGAAAGAAAGGACCGGCATGACGATGATGGTGAAAGATCCGGACAGCCGGATCGATTTCGAGTTCGACTGGGCCGCCGCCTATCCGGGCGGACAGGCCGTGACGGCGAGCGCGTGGACGGTCGCGCCGGGCGAGGCGGGCGGCGTCGCGGTCGCGGCGGCGGCGCACGACCTGACGCGCGCGACCGTGGCGTTGGCGGGCGGGGTCGCCGGGCATGTCTATCGCGTTACCAATCGCGTGACGTTGAGTGACGGGCAGATCGACGAGCGGTCGATGACGGTGCGGGTGGAGGAACGGTGATGGCGGAAAGTCTGTTGCCGGGCGAGGCCCCGGTCAGCCTGAACGAAGCGCGAAGCTGGCTGCGGCTGGGGGCGACGGTCGACGATGCGGTGGTGGCGGGGCTGGTCCGCGCCGCGACCAATATCTGCGAGGCGTTCATCGGCCAGTGGCTGATCGTGCGGGCGGGCGAGGAAATCCTGCCGCTGGTGGCGGGGACGTTCCAGCCGACCGCGCGGCCGATCGTCGCGATCGATGCGGTCGACCTGTTGCTACCGGATGGCGGGGCGGAGACGCTGGGCACCGGCGATTATCGGACGATCATCGGCCGCGACGGCACCGCGCGGGTGACGATCGGCGACCCCGGCGGGGCGGCGCGGGTGCGCGCCGCCTATCGCGCGGGGATGGCCGACGGCGCGAACGCCGTGCCCGAGGCGATCCGCCAGGGCATCATCCGCATGACGCAGCATTTGCACGATGCGCGCGACGGCACGGGGGCGGCACCGCCCGCGGCGATCGCGGCGCTGTGGCAGCCGTGGCGCCGCCTGACGCTGGGCAGCGGGCGATGACGGGTGTCGACGGTGCGCTGCGCGCGCGCGTGCTGGACCTGCTGGCGCGCGATGCGGCGCTGGCGGGGCTGGTGCACGGCATATTCGACGGGACGCCGCCACGCGCCAGTGCGCCCTATGTCTCCATCGGCGCGGCGGAGGGCCGCGAGTGGGGCACAAAGGATCGCGCCGGGCGCGAAATTCGCCTGACGCTGACGCTGGTGGGCGTGGGCGATGCGGCCGCTGATGCGGCGGCGCGGATCGAGGCGGTGGTCGGCGCATTGCGCGGCGCGGCGGGCGACTGGACGGTGGTCGCCGTGCGGACGATCCGCACGCGGTTTACCTTTGCCCGCGACGGCGGCTGGCGGCACGACATGGTGGTGCGGTGCCGGTGCCTGGCAGCATAAGCCCGCCGACGGCATCGCCGCAGCGAGGATGATGGATCAATCGCCCGGCAGCGTGTTGGACGATTTATAATCCTTGAACTTGTCGGTGAAATTGGCGTGATAATCGTCGATCTGCATTTCGGCGTCTTCGGTCGCGAGCTTTTCGGAATCGCCGCCCGAGCGGCCGAGCGCAATCACCGCCTTGCGGAACGCGTCGCGTTCGGTCGAACAATTCGCCTTCACCGTCATTTCATATTCGGCCTCTTCCATCTTGGCCTCCAGCGCCTTTTTCATGTCGGTGCGCAGGCATTTGGTGAAGGCGGCGCGCGTCGTGTCGACGGCCGCCGAGGGCGACTGCGCCATGAGCGCCAAAACGATTGTCGTGATCAGCATCCTGCGACTCCCCATTTGCAGTATTTTTTCCCCGAGGAGATTAGACGATGGCGATTGAAAATGGGAGCGATTTTCTGCTCAAGATCGGCGACGGCGAGGTGCCGCCCGCTTACCGGACGGTGGCGGGCCTGCGCACGACGCAGATGTCGGTGAACGGCGAGGCGGTGAACGTCACGACGAAGGATTCGGGCGGTTGGCGCGAGCTGTTGTCGGGTGCCGGGGTGCGGTCGGTTTCGGTGAGCGCGGCGGGCATCTTTACCGGGTCCGACGCCGAGGTGCGGCTGCGCGCGGCGGCGCTGTCGGGGGTGCTCGACGATTATGAGCTGAGCTTTGAAAGCGGCGAGCGGATGCGCGGGCGGTTCCTGGTCACGCGGCTCGATTATGCGGGCGATTATAATGGCGAGCGCAACTACACGCTCAACCTGGAGTCGAGCGGCGCGGTGGCGAGCCTGTGAGCGCGGCGAACGGACTGCGCGGCGAAGCCGAGCTGCGCGTTGGCGGCCAATTGCTGGTGTTGCGACCGAGCTTTGCCGCGCTGGTCGCGGCGGAGAGCGAACTGGGGCCGCTGTTCGCGCTGGTCGAACGCGCCGCCGACGGGCGGCTGGCGCTGGGCGAACTGGCGACGCTGTTCTGGCACTGCGTGAAGGATCGGCCCGATATGCTGACGCGCGAGGCGGTCGGCGAGGCGGTCGTGACGCAAGGGCTGGCGGCGGTCAGCCCGGCGCTGCGCGCCTTGTTGGGGCAGATATTGCAGGGGCGGTGACATGACGGACGGCGGGCTGGGCCGGGCAGCGATGGCGCTGGCCGGGGTGATGGCGCGCGTCGCGGGGTGGCGGCCCGACGAATTCTGGGCCGCGACCCCCGCCGACGTGCGGGCGGTGCTGGGCGGGTGGGCCGGGGCCAATGACGCGGTGCCGTTCGACAGCGCGGCGCTGGCGGCCATGATGGAGCAATTTCCCGATGGATGAGATCGACGAAATGGTCGTCGCGGTGCGCGCCGACACGGTGGCGTTCCGGCGCGACATTGCGGCGCTGCGCGGCGAGCTGGAAGGATCGCTGGGCGATGGTGCCGATGCCGCCGGGCGCGCGATCGAGCGGGCGCTGAACCGCGCGATCGTCAGCGGAAAATTGGGGTTCGAGGATCTGAAGCGGCTGGCGCTGTCGGTGATGGCCGACATCGCGCGCGCCGCCATGTCGAACGGCATCGGCGCGGCGATGGGCGGCGGCGGGCAGGGCGAGGGGCAAGGCGGCGGCGGATTGCTGGCGCTGGCGCTGTCGCTGTTCGGGGCGCCGGGGCGCGCGACGGGCGGGCCGGTCAGCGCCGGGCGCGCCTACCGCGTGGGCGAGCGCGGACCCGAGCTGTTCGTGCCGACCGCCAGCGGGCGGATCGAGGCGGCGGGCGGCGGCGCGCGCAACATCGCGATCACGGTGAATGTGCAGGGGCATGCGCCGTTGCCGGCGATCGACCTTCCCGCCGCGCCGGGGGTGGCGGTCCCGGCGCCCGACTGGCCCGATGCGGTCGGCACGGTGTATCTGTTCGACCTTCCCAACATCGGCAGCCCCGCCGCGGCGTCGCCGCATATCCTGGTTGCGGGGGCGGGAAGCAACGATGGCTGGCGCGGCGCCGATTGCTGGATCGTCGTGGCGCCGGGCACGGAGCCCATATCGGTTGGCACGGTGCGGCCCGCGGCGGCGCTGGGCGCGCTGGCCGCGCCGCTGGCGGCGGGAACCGAGGATCTGTTCGACCTGGCGAACAATGTGCTGGTCGCGCTGGTCAATCCGGCGATGACGCTGGAATCGGTGGAGGAAACGGCGCTGCTGGGCGGCGCGAACCGGGCGATGGTCGGCGGCGAGTTGCTGCAATTCGGCGCTGCCGATGTCGTGGCGCCGGGGGTCTGGCGCCTGTCGCGCCTGCTGCGCGGACGTGGCGGCACGGCGGCCGATACGCCGCATGTGACCGGCACGCCCTTTGTCCTGCTCGACGATCCTGCGCTGATGATGCTGCCCGACACGATCGCGGGATGGGCCGAGGGGGGCGCCGCGGTGCTGCAATGGGCGCCGCGCGGCGGGACGGTCTTGACCGACGTGGCGGTGCCGGGAACCGGCCGCGCGCTGCGACCCCCGGCGCCGGTGCATGGCGAAGTCCGCGGCGACGGGGCGGGCGGCGTGACGATCGGCTGGACCAGGCGCAGCCGGGTCGACACGGGCTGGCGCGATCATGTCGACCTGCCGGTCGGCGAGAGCCGCGAGGCCTGGATTGTCGCACTGACGCCGCCGGTTGCCGGCATCGGCCCGTGGGAATGCCCGTCGCCGTCGTTGGCGATCGCCGCGGCGACCTTTGCCGCGCTGCCGCCCGGTTGCGCCATCGAGATTCGCCAGGCGGGCGACTTCGCGCTGTCGCCCGCGCTGACCTTGCCGCTGAATTGA